GGCAGACCTTTCTACAGTAACTCCAGAAACTGCTCCTAAACTTTTGGCCCCTGTCATGAAAGTTCTTGCAACTAAACAAAAAACTAAAACGGCCTTAAAAATTGATGGACAAGTTCACATGTTAATTAATCCGCAAGATTATTACGATATTGAAGCGAAATTTACAACACTTAATGCAGCAGGTGTTTATGTTTTCAATCTTCCATTTGGAATCAAAGCAGATCAATCTGTTGCAGTAAAACAAGGTACAGCAGTAATCTTTGTTGCAAATCGATACAATGCCTATGTAGGTGGCGGAACGACAATTAAAGAGTTTGACCAAACGCTCGCAATTGAAGATTTACAACTCTATGTCGCAAAATCATACTACTATGGTAAAGCCAAAGATAATAACGTGGCTCAAGTTGTCACTTTGCCTACACCCAAATGACCCCCAAGTCGGCTCAGCAGTCGTGGGGGAATCTAAACTATAAAAAATAAGGAGGATTATAATGACAGCAGCTCAAGATTTTGCGGAAAAAAATTTAGATGCATTCAAAGATAGAATGAGAATTTCTACTACTGATGAAAATGAACTAAATAATTTAAAGAAAATGCTTGGTGCAAGCTATATTGCAATCCTCCGTCTTGTTGGTATCAAAGAAAATCCAGATGAAAGTGATGAAGAGCTGATATTTGAACGTGCGCGTTATGTTTATAATGATGCTTTGGATGAGTTTTTGCACAATTATGAGCAAGATATCAGATATGCATGGCTCTCACACCACTTAGATGATGAAGAAATTGATGAGGAGGAAACTTCTCATGATTAAATCTGAAAAAACTCGTAAGAATACAATTAAGACAAATAACGGGACCATGCGAACTCCAGTTACTTTCTACGGTCCTGGTCTTGATAATTCTCTTGATGGAAGAGATGGATTAGGTGAGAAACTCTATCGGGCTTATGCGGAAGTTTATAATCCAAGTAACAAAGATAGACAAGTCTTGACAGCTAAAGGAGTTCATCGGGCAGTTACTGTAAGAATAAGGGACCCCTTGTCCAGTTATCAGCCAGAAAATAAGCAATTAGCCAAGATTGATGATTTGAGATATTCAGATATTGATTGGCAAGTTGTAGATTTTCACCCCGACTTTCAGGATAGACAGTTTCTTGTCATTTTGTTAGGAGGTGATCAGTAATGGGAGCAACCATGGATGTGATAGGAATTGATGAATTGCTTCAAAAACTTTCACAGCAATTTTCGAAAGCTAAAGTTGACCGTGTGGTTAATAAGGCTCTTAATACTGAAGCTGATACTGAGACTGAGGAACTTAGAAGTAGTTTAAATTCAGCCTATCATGATACAGGACTTTCTGCGGATGGTGTAACTCATGGAAAAGTTTCGCGTTCATCTGGATATCCTGTAATTAAAATGGGGAATGGTGGAGAACACTGGCGATTGATTCACTTAAATGAGTGGGGATATACAAAAGATGGAACCTACCATCCAGGCGCAGGCCATGGGATTATGACAAAATTTGTTGAAGAACGTAAAGGCGATTATCTTAATCGAATTACAAATGGATTGGGAGAGTTGATTGATGGTTGAATTTTTTCATGACATGCTTGCAGAGGTTGAGGAAGCTTTACTCAAAGATTCTGATATTCAAGTAATTAAAGCTGCAAAAGGCTTAAAAAGTTACCAAAGACCAGAATCTTTACCTGATGATCAAACAAGTATTATTATAGATCCTTTAGGTCCACCTGAAGAAGCAGCGAAAGGAAGTAATACTTCACTTTCTAATAAATTTATTTATCAAATTAATGTTGAATCTACAGACCGAATTGAGTGTAAAAAGCTCCAAAGTAAAATTAAAAAATTACTTAATGAGTTTGGCTTTATCCAAACTTCTGGAGGTCTTGACGAATACTTTGATACCACAAAAAGATATGTCGATGCACGTCGATATATTGGTTATAGTAAACTATACGAAAACTATTAAAAGGAGAAAAATATGGCTACAGCAGTAGGATTTAAACAAGCGACAATCCGAATTTTAAACGATAAAGATCCTGTCGTTGATGAAAATATTTTCATCATCAAAGGGGATAAAAACAAAGGGGCAACCTCTTCAGCAAAGATTTCAGGACTTTCTCCAGAAGTAATTAAAACTTACGGTTCAAATAAAGTTTATAATATTTCAGGAAAAGGGACAGGTGATGTCAAGGTTGATTTTGATTTTATTGATATCCCTGAGTCAGTCAAAGATAAGATTCTTGGCTATCAAGTAGATGAGGATACTGGTGTTGTCCGTGTCAATTCTGATACTCAAGCACCAGACTGTTCAGTGCTCCTTGAAGACTATCTTCCTAGTGGAGAGGCAATCATGCTAGGGTTTGCGACTGGAATCTTCTCTTATGACGGTAACGAGTGGAATACCAAAGAAGAAAAAGGGAAAGAGTTAGCAGCAGAAAGTCTATCATTTGCGGCTGGTTCTGCGGATGATGGTTTAACATTATCTAAATATATTGGGGATAAACCTGAAGGTATTGCGGCAGTTAAAGAAGACCTTAAAATGACAATGAAAAAACCCTAATGGCCCCGTAGTCGGTCAAGCGATCGTAGGGGAAGCACAATTATAAAATAAAGAAATTATAAGGAGATTCAAAGCATGGCTTATACAGCAAAACAATGGAAAGACGGAGACGTCATTACAAAAGAAGCGCTGAATAACATTGAACAAGGTATTGTTAATGTTCCTGCGGGTCCAACCGGAAAAGGGGTTAAAGGAATTGCTTTAACAACTACTGATGGAAAAGTAACTGGGGGAACTGTTACTTTTGACGATAATAGCACTGGTGCGGTGACTGTTACTGAAGCTTAGTTTTTAGGAGGAAATTATGGCTAAACTTGAATTAAATCTTCATACAAAAACAGGAGATGTTCAGTATGAAGAACATCATGTCAGTGGTCAAAAATATCTTGATTTAATGAATATGAAAATCGAGTTTGAAAAAGCTAAAACAATTACAATTGTCGATGTTTTAGAAGAGCGCTTAAAATTCACAGCAAGTCTCTTTTCGGATGAAAAAGTAACTGCTGAAGCAATTTTACAGGGAACTGATCCATGGGAACTTATTCCAATGCTAGATCGTATAGAAGATGCTGTTCTTGGAGTCGTTCCAGGTGAAGAAAAAAAGGAAGTATAACTGTTACTGAAGCAAGAGATGAATTTTTGAATTCAGTCAGAAGTTTAGTAGTCAATGATACAGGATTTACTTTATCTGACCTTTTAAACAATGACTATTCAACTATTTTGAGTTTAGTTACCTCACAGGAAACTAAAGAAAAAGAAGAAACTGTTTCATTAGCAGACTTTATTGGTTCTATTTAAAAAACTACCCGTTTATGAGGTGGTTTTTTTTATATCCTTGAATTAATAATATAATTCAGGAGATATGAAATGGGAAATACACCTTTAGGAAAACTGATTGTTGAAATGGGCCTTGATGATACTAACTTTTCTAAGGGTGTCACTGGGGCAAGAAAACAACTAACAGCATTGAAAAGCGATTTAAAAACTTCTCAAGGAGTTGCTTCAGCATTTGGCGGAGGTATGAGCGGAGTTGCTAAACCTACAGATGTTCTTACTAAAATGATTCAAACTCAACGAAAAGAGTTAGGGTATTTAAATGAATCGTACAAGAACTCTTTTAATAATGGGAAAGCTACGGGAAATACTACAAGATATGCTACTGAGATTTCAAGAGCTAATGCAAATCTTGCGTTATATACAGGGCAACTAAAAGAAGCCGCAACTGCGCAGTACGCACAAACTAGTGTCCTTCCAAAGATTTCATCTGGATTAGGGACTGCTAGTACAGCATTTGGTAAATTAAGCCGAGCTGTTATGCCTGCTAGTATTGCAATGACTGCAACTTTTTATAAGGGAATTCAGGATGCGACAGAATTCAATGGACAAATGTCAACTATTCAAGCTCTGCTCAGAGATACAGCCCCAGCAAAACAGCTCGGCCAACAAATGGACACGCTAGGAGAAAAATCAAAATCATGGGCCAGACAATACGGAGTAAGCACTGAATCCATTAATACAGGAATTGAGGAAATGGTTAAAAAGGGGTATAACTTTAACCAAACTTTAGGAGCTATGCCAGCAGTTCTTGACGCTTCAAAAGCATCAGGCGAAGATTTCAATACAGTTATGGGAGCTTCTACTTCAATTCTAGAACAATTTGGTTTGAAATCCGACAGTACCTCGGCAATGTTAAAAAATACGCAACGTGTAACAGATAGTTTAACTTTTGTAGCCAACAAAACAGCCGCAGGTTTTTCTGATATGGGAGAAGCAATGGAGTATATTGGTCCTGTTGCTCACTCTCTAGGTATGAGTGTGGAAGAAACTTCAGCAGCGGTTGGTTTACTTTCTAATAACGGAATTGAGGGAGAAAAAGCGGGGACATCTTTGCGTGGGGCATTATCTCGTTTGCTTAAACCTACAAAACAATCTTCAGCAGCATTTCAAGAGCTTGGGATTAATCTTGATGAATGGAAAAAAGGGAATATCGGACTTCCAGATATGCTAGATACTATTAAAAAATCTACCCAAGGAATGACAGATGCAGAGAAGAGTTCTTTAATTGCTAAAGCTTTTGGTGTTGAAGCGCAGACAGGTATGAATATTCTTATCTCACAAGGTGGAGATGCTTTGCGTAATTTGACGAAAGAAACAAAGAATGCGACAGGTTATACAAAAGGGCTTGCTGATGAGATGAATAAATCTGATAAAAATGCCTTTGCCCGTGCGAAAGCTACACTTGAAACATTATCTATCAGTTTGGGGCAAAAATTATTGCCTAATATTATTCCAGTTTTGCAGAAAGTAGATGATTTAGCTGATTCATTTGATAAATTGAGTCCTGAAACTAAAAACACAATCATTAATATGGGATTAATAGCAGCGGCAGCTTATCCAGCATCTAAGGCGCTTGAGTTAGTGACAGGTAAGGGGAAAGGAGTTGTTGATTTACTATTTAATTTAGGGAAAAAAGGTGCCGGAGCACTTGCATTAAAAGAAATAGAAACAGGTGCTATTGAAGCTTCTGGTGCAATTGGAGCAGGAGGCGCGGGTCTTTCAGGTAGTCTTAGTGGATTATCTCCAATTTTAGCAGGGATAGGACCGGCAGGAATTGCGGCTTTAGGTACTGTTGGTTTAGCAGGGGCGATTATTG